ACCACCTGCAAATTCCATCTTATCACCGTCTGTTGCTGCCATGAAACCAGGAATGGTTTCGAGGATTGTTGCTACAGTTGGTGAACATACTGCGAAGTTAGCACCACCACGCATTGTGAGTTGGTGGATACGGTTACTGACCTTTTGCATCTTCTGACCAAGTGTTTGGAACCAGGTCATTGATGTCCATGCTTGTCCACTCAATGTTGCACTTGGTACGAATGCTGAACCGTTCCATACCTTACCGACTTCTGCGTTCCAGAATTCTGTTGTGGTTGCGTTTGCAATCAACATATCAAGAATTTCGAGGTCAATTTCAGTTGAGATGTAGTCACTTAACATTGCTGTTAATTCTGCTTCTGCATCTACTGAGTGGTATGCGTTCAAGTCTTGTGCAAGTTCTGGTGACCAGACTGCCTTCAACTTACGGGTCTTAGCAACGATTGTTTCTGAACGAAGTTCCAAATCAATTTGTGGAATGTTCAAGTTTGTTACTGAGTTATCACGATCTTCGAAGTCACCACGGGTGGTGTCTGTTGGTTGCTTGTTATATTCTACTGCTGAACAAGATACCATTGAACCAAGAGCTGATGTTCCACTTACGATAAGTGTAACATTTGTTCCGTCATACTTGGTGAATTCTGGAAGAAGTGCACTGTTTGCTACATTTGTTGTTACGCGGAATGAACGAACTGCGTTGAAATCTGCGTTTGAGAAACTTACTGCTGGAACAACGAACTTGAAGAATGATGCAAATGATGATGAGTAAGTATCGTTGTAGTTTACATCACCATAACCAACTGCTGAACCTGATGCGATTGCTGGGTTGAGTGTTAATGTTGCATCATTTACTGAGTATGCGTATTCACCAGCACCGTAGAAACCACCACGTGGAAGAACGCCTGAACCACTGGTTGTTCCATAGAGTGAACCACCTGCGGTCTTACCGTTTACTGTGTTTGCATACTTGAAATCCATGAAGAATACCAAACCTGCTGGTAAGTTCATTGGTTGTACTGATACGAAGTTCTTACTTGCGATTGAACCGAATACCTTACGAACTAATGGAAGTGCGACACCTGCCCAGTTTTCACCAGCTGTGCCTGATCCACCTGGATTTGTTGTTGTTGCTTCTGAAAGAAGTTGTTGTGCTTGGTTTTCAAGCATAACCGCCATACCTTGGCGTTCTTGTCCTGCCAAACCTTCAAGAAGGCCTGACTTTTCCCACTTACCTGCTAATTGACGGGTCTTTTCTACCACAACTTTGTGGGCTGAACCAGCGTCATCTAAAAATTCTTGTACACCTGACATAATTTGTTTCTCCTAATAGGTTATAAAATGCCTGCGAGTTGTTGTAATCTCTTTGCGAGAGTATTTTCTTCCAAAATTTCAGCTTTTGGAGCTGTACTTGGGGTTGCCTTACTTGCTAAACCTTCTGTTACAACTTTAGCAGTGTTTGCTGGACGCTTCATTGCCTTTGCTGTTGTATTGAGAGTTTCAACAAGTGTTGTATAGACAATCTTAACTTCACGCACTGTGGTTGCTCTATCAAAGTTTTCCACAATTGCAACTTTCTGTTCGTTGGTCAATGTCTTGTTATTAAACAATCTATTGGTGAACAAAAGTTTTGCATTAAGAAGATTTACTTCTTGTAGCTTGCCTCGTAGGACATTTACAACCATACGATATTCTGCAAGTTCCTTTTGTAGCGAATCCATCTTATGAGCCATTTCTTCGGATGATTTCTTTTCCTTTTCATCTTCGGCTTCTAATTCACGAAGGATTGCTTCAAGATCAAGTTCCTCTTCACCTTCTTCATGACCTTTTTCCGTGTCCCCATCCATATGCATTTCCATCTTTGGATTTGCTGGATTTACTGCGTACTTATGTGGATCGGATGCATCTGTTGCAGCTGCTTCTGACTTACCGATACCAGAGGATTGTGCTGGAACTTCTTTGTCATGAACATCTGCTGGTGAAGCTGACGGTAATTTGTCATCTTCTCCAAGTTTATATTCATCCACTTCTTCCTCTTCTTCACCATCGTGCATAGCTTCGTCGAGTTCTTCTTCCTCTTCTTCAGCTTCCGAAAGTGCTTGTACATCTGCTTCCAATTCCTTGATTACTTCATCAAGATCAAAATCCGATTCCGACCAGTCATCGTACCAGTCAGTTGACGAGTCTGATTCACCTTCACCTCCTTGATCTATGTCGGATGAATCGTTTGCTGCAGGTGATGGTTCTTTATTATCACCAGCACCAATTGTTGATGTATCAACTGGAGTATTTCCTCCAACTGCGTCTGCGTCTTGGAATGGTTCTTCCTTTGCCTTTTCTGCACCTTCTGCTTCCATTGCTTCTGCCTTTAATCGGCGAGCCAACATGGACTTAATTTGAGGTGTAAATGTTTCTTCCAAAGCGATCTTTGCGTTTGCAATAGCGGTTTGACGAACTGCTTCTGCATCTGCGATAGCATCTCTTAGAAGTTGATTTGAAATTTCTGCCATACTTTGGGTTCTCCATAAAAACGACTATTTAGAGTCATTATGCGGTTATAAACAGTCAAATACTAGAAAACACCTCAAATAAAGGTGTACTAGTAATATATAGTGTTATTATTTAGAAAAATGTTATTTTTACCAATCCGAGTTTTTTCTTTTTTCTACTTTTTTCTCTTCTCGAATTCTTTTACGAAGTGCTTCTTGTTGTTTTAGTATTTTTTTCTTTGATCGTTTAACATAGAATTCTCGTCTTTTAACTTCATTGACTATCTCTGCTTTCTTTACCATTCGAGTAAATACTCGTAATGCTTTTTCCAAATCGTCCTTCCCATCTCCCTTTACTTCTACATGCATAAAACCCCCTTTCGTATTTTATTTTATATTATTTTTTGGGTTTCGGAATCAATCTTCCGTTTTGAACAATATGCGTAACTACACCATCTTTTCCATATCGTCCAAATTTCATATCTATCAGTCCCATTGATTTAACTTGTTGTGCAATCAAGCTAGTTTCTGGTTCTGACTTTGTTTTTTGTGTTTGTTTTGGTTCATCCGTTTGTGTAGGTTTATTTTTTGGATGATCATCTTCTTCCTTTGCTTGATGTGCTAAAATTTTTGCGTCAGGAAATTCTTGTCTAAGTCGCTTTACTGCTTCAATATTTTTTGGGGAATCGTCAATAAACGCAACTTTGTCAAATCCAGCTTGAATGTGTTTACGGATATAACTTGCTTTCTTTTCAGGATCAGAGCTTCCAATCGCTGCAATAGATACACCAGAAGTAATTCCATTCATCTTTAAAAATTGTGCAACTGGTAATGTATGATTGCGTGCTGTTAAAATTGAAATCTTATCAGCTCGTCCAATAGCTTGTTTTAATAATTTAATAAATCGTTGAATGGGACGAGGATTAATTAATTGATCAAATTGAGAGAAATCAAACTGATCACCCTTTTCTGGTTCGTACACCGCAAATTCCGCGGGGTCCATTTCCGTTCGTTCACCATTACGAATAAGAATTACCTTGGCATCTGTGCGTGCCAAGGTATCATCAAAATCACTAACAAACAATATTTTACCGCTTGCCATATTATCTAGTTACTAGTTTATACGCAGTAGCTACCATTTTATTAACAGGAAGTGATAACATTTTCTTGCGATTTTCCGGTGTTAACTTATGTAACACTTTTGTTAATAATGCAGCGGTATATACATCAACAAACACCCCATCCAATTCCATTGGTTTTTTATCTTTGACGATTGCAAATATTTTACTTTGCTTTTCACTATAATCTTCATCGAAGGTAACCAATGTTGGATCATTGGAAATATGTGGCTGTTGTGAAGTTTCCGGTGGGAAATCCGACACAGGTGTTCCACCAATCGCTATTTCATCCGATGTTTGTAATATTTCCTTGATTTTCTTTGGTAAATCTTCAATTTTTGTTGTTGCGTATTTTTTCACATCCGCATGTGACATCTTTCTAGCCAATTTTCTTGCAATCGAACTAAATTTTGTAGGATCCGCTTTACCGGTTTGTATAGCATGTACAATACCAAATAATTTTTGTTGCGCTTTACTAACTGCTGGCATGTTACTTCTCCAAATATATTTCCGGATGTGAATATCGATATTTTCGCATCAATGTACCTGCTACCGCATTTGCTTCATTTTCTACAGAGGATCCATCACTACCATCCGGTTCAATATCTTGTTCCATTTGCTTGTGGTGAACCAATTCGTGTGCTAAGGTACGCAATACATCGGCAATGTGTCGTTTACCAACATATATGTACAATTCATCTGCATCTGGTGTATAAGTTCCAAATGTATGTCCCAACGGTTCGTTAGTTAAACGAATTTTTTTGGGTAAATGACTTAATTGTAATTCCCGAGCAACGAATTTTACAAAGTCATGTACAATGGCTTTATTATGAATTTCGTATAATAAATCCATTAATTTCATGATTAGTTTTTCTTCTTACGACCTGCAGTCTTTTTCACTTTTTCTGCTGTGATTTTTGCAGCCTTTTTTACTTTCTTTACTGCTTCTACCGCATCCTTAACATCTACCTTACCATCATTATTTACATCTACAACATCTTTAACAACGGTTTCTACCTTATTTACTGATCGCGTAAATACTGGTTGATTATTTTTGTGTAACCAATATGCAATACCAAATACAAGTAGAACTACAACCAAAACTGTTAACATAAACAACTCCTTTTAAAGATTATTTTAATTCACCCAAGAAATCGTAAATTAATGCATCAATACGAGAGTATGGTGTTACGATTTTACTATCTGCATTTTCATTTATAAATGCACCATGTGTTGATGGATTACTTACGATATCAAAACAAATTAGATTAAAGTCTTCACCGACCTCAACTGTACTTTCACCAATTTGTTTTACCGATCCCATACCACGGGATGAAACACCCAATCGGATGTTATTCTTAATTAATTCACGAACAATATTACCAGATGGAGTAGAAAGAATTTCAATATTTCCCTTTACATCAGTTCCTTCAAACCACAAATCTGTTACATTACAGCATACATTTTTTAGATTGACTACAGGACTTTCTGGATGGTCAAGTTCTCCTAATGCTCTGCGCTGTACCACGAAGTTCTGTTTGTATACTGCCGCTTCACGTGCTAATATATCTTTTGGATATACTCTTCCGTTTTGATTTTTGTGATCGGCTCTTTGTAATACCACATCTTTTAATACGAGTGGTTTACTTATATCCATTGCTTCGTTTAATAAAGTGTTGTCATATGAAATGACATTATATTCAACTAAAAGTGTTTGCATATTATTGTCCACGAATTTCACGGATGCGTGTTGCAATAGAAAGAAGTTTGGATTCCAACTTCAATAATCCTTGCTGTGTACGCTTCCATAGTTGTTCACTTGTTATACCCGACTCATTTTTTAATCGAGCGTTCATTTTTATTACCCGTTCTATTTCGTGTAAATTTTTATTTAAATGAGAAATGGCGTCTGCAATTTTTCTATGTGGTGATTTCGTCACATCATTTTTATATTCATAATATTTATTTTCATTTATATCTTTTGTGACGATTTCCATCTTATCGGCGGGACGATTTATATCCTTTTCACCACGAGGAGTTAATTTAAATCCTGTTGTGTCGGTTGCAATGTGTTTTGCTCTATCTACCGATGCTTTTTTATTACCTCGAAATGCATACGGGGTAAGGTATCCAGGAACAGCAGAAGTGGTGGTCATTTCTTCTAACTGTGATCTGATCATTTGTCGGATCATTTCTCTGAGTCTATCGTGTTGATTCATAGGTTAACTCTTATTTTCTAGTGTCTATTGCTTTAGTAATTTCCAAAGCAATGAGTAATGCAGTCATATGATTTTCTTTTACTATGTTAACCGAACGAATTTTTTCTAGTTGTGTGATAACTTCAGACAATTTAATACGGGTAATCTTGTTATCTACAAATTTGGTTTTTATTTTTAATTCATTAACAAGTTGTTCTGCTTCCTTTACAGCGTATTTTTTTAACTGTTCACCATTTGATACATTGTAAATATATTCTCGTAGTAAATTTTTTTGTCTGTCATTTAATCCTGCATACTTTTCATTAAATCTTTCTATTAATATACGATAGGATAATAGTCGTAAATCTTCTTCTTGTGCCTTTAATGTTTCAAATAATTGGGTATCATTTTTTATTTCTTTATTAACAAGATTACCCGTAAGATGCTCTACTATAGTAAACTTTGCAGAAACTAAACTGTCTATTTCTGCGTAGTCTGTAATTTCGTTAATCATCCCGTCAAACATTTTATAAATTGACGCGTACACTTTATACGAAGGAATTCTTGCATCCAAGAATTCTTTTAAATCGTAAAACTTTTTAATTTCTTTAATTAAATTATATTTTTGTGTACTGAGCATATTTTCATTTAGTCTCTTTCGTTGTTCGGAAATTAATCCGACCAACTGAAATGCTTTTTCTTCACTCAGGTTCTGAACATTGAAAAATGATCTATAGAGTATTAATTCTTTACCCAATTCTGTTTTAGAATTGAAGTATTCTCGCATAAGTTTTATAGCCGTATCACTTTTACGGTTTTCCAATGCGTCGGAAGTAATTTTACGGACTAATAATTCGAAAAGAATGCCCGTATTACGAATTTTGTTGTGTCTGACGTTTGATTTCATATGTATTCCATTTTGTGACATATTATACCGTCATATATTAAATATAACGAATATTTATAAGACTTTAGTTTTCAAGGTCTAAAATATTATTTTCATCTAAAAAAGAACCAGTTTCTTGTGATTCCATAATAATTTTTTTATTATTCTTTTTACCAAAGAAAGATTGTAATTCTAATGCCAACGGAGACTTGCGTTTATCGTTTCGCTTTTTACCTACAGACAACACATCACTATTTTCTTTACTACCCAGTGGATCTCTTCCTCTAGGGTGACTATCTTGACCGTATGACATTCCAGTTTTTGGTCTACCCATCTTGGCTTCTTCCAATTCTTCTTCTGGAATTTCTTCTAGTTCACTTTCTTCATCACCAGTTTCTAATGATGCAAGAATCGTATCTACATCATCAATTTGTTGTTCTTCTTCTTCCGACGATGGTGTTTCTTCTGGTGATGTTTCTTCTGGTGGTGTTTCTCCGGTAGGAGTTCCCGTTTGTTGTGGTTGTGATGCCTCTTGTTCCAATCTAGTAAGTTCGGCCATTCGTTTGACATCATTCATGACTTTACTGCGTTCTTCATTAGCCATTTCTTCCGACATTTCAAATATATTATGGTAGATCCAATCTTGTGATATTAGTTTGGTACCCATCATATCGTTTGCAACTTGTACCTTTTCCTTCCACATATTGAGTTTTTCTTGTTCATATACAATAGAAGGTGATGTCAAACTTAGTTCAAAATCAACTAATTCTTCGTCACGGAACCCTTGGATATACAAATGTACAATAGCAATTTTAGTTAATTCCGATACCATAATTCGTTGGATGCGTTCAATTGTACGAGCAAATCGCACATCTTGTGCAGCCAGCGTAGCTTTTCCATTAATATCTTCTTCATATCCTATAAATGATTTAGGGACTTTAAACGCAGCCATTAATTTGTTTCTTAAATATTCAATATCTTCGATTGCATTGAATTGCAATCCAGGAAGATTTTGAATATCGGTTCCTGAGTCTTTGCCGCGGACAGGAAGATAAAAATCCTCTGTAATATTCTGCATGTTATAACGAAGGTTATAATCTCCTGTTTGTGGATCCACCAACGGAGTTTTTTTCATGCGATCCATTACACGATTCATGAAGGTATCAATTTCTGCCGGCGGGATATTGCCAATATCTACTAAAATTTTACGCTTATCCGGTGCTCGCATAATACGATGAATTAACATCGCATCTTCCATAAGCTGGAGTTGTTTCCAGACACGACGACCACCTTCAATCATGGCTTTTCCATAGGGAAGAAAATTTGTATCGGCTAATAAACGAAAATGTGCAATTTCAAAATTTTCGAAATCTGTCTTGCCTAGTCGCAAGAAATCATTTTCGATTTTGAATCGCACACTGAATGGTTGGTCGGGTTGTTCGCCTTCGATACGAATGGTTTCATAAACAGATAACGGTATAGCATTAACTACACCATATTCTTCATCTAAATCTAAATATAAAAAGAAATCTCCGTACTTTGCCATGTTACGAACCCACGGCCAGAGATTAAACTCTACATTTAAAATATCATAAAATAAATTATGTAAAATTTCTTGAACATTTTGATTTTTTGCTTTAATACTTAATATCTGTCCAAATTCATCTTTGATTGTACTTTCATCTGCATAAATGTCCAATACCGATGAGATGATGGGATCGTTGTCCATCATATCATAATCACGGAATAACTGTAATCGTGATCCTTGGAATGCAGCGGCAGCTTCGTATCGCCCGTGTGAAGATCCATATCCACCCGTCAATGACGAGTACACGCGATGATAACGATCTATACCTCGTCTATTAACAAACGCTTGGATATTATCAGTATCGGCTACTTTTAATTTTTTTCCACCGATATTTCTTACAACGGTGTTGGTAGAAAAAAGTCTCTTTAATCTACCAAATAATGATGTATCTGCCATAATCCCTCAGCTTTTAGTATATATATAATTCGTCCAATGCTTTCACAGCTTGACGAACAGTTTCTACATTAACTTTCGTGGATTTACTTGTTATTAAGTTATTTAACTTTTCTCGGAGAATTGCTATAGGTGCTTCAACTTCAGCTAATTGAGTCATTTGCCATGTAGTCATAGTATTATAATTATATGGCATTTCATTAACTTTGGTAATTCCTTCTAATACACGAGATAATAATTCTGTGATTTGTTTTTGATCTGACTCTTTTAACTCACCCATACATTTTTCTAGTATTACTACTAAACGAGTTGGAATGATACGATTTTCTTTTCCAGCTTCGTTCAACAAAATATTACTTAATTTAATCATTGTGATTTCTCCTTGTCGAGTCGTACTCGCATTTTCTTAACATCTTTTGGTTTTGGTGCTCCACGAATATAACCACCAGGTGCTACTAGACCCGACGCGGTTGGTGATGCTCCTGCTATCCCACCAAGTTGCTCATTAGTTTTTTCTACATGCTTTAATAATAATGAATAATACTTTGGATTTTCTTTAAGATGTGCTGCGGCAATTTTTGCCGTTGTCAACACATTTCCATTAGTTACATCTTGGTGTTCTAATTCTGTATTCATTCCTAAAAAGAATTCTGTTGGGTTAAACTTATAACCCATTTTATCTAATATCTTGTCGGATTGTTCCCGTGAAATTTTCTTTTTCATATTATTACCAAGTACGACATGCCCAATAACGAGCAGAAGTTCTATCTTTTGCAGTTGAACAACGATGTCTTGCACGGAATGATTTACGACGAGAAGGAATGTTCTTTTTAATCTTCATGGTCTTTTCACCACGGCGTTTTGCTGAAGTTCCACCATGACCAAAATTAACTTTCTTGATATTTCCACTCTTTGGATCACGAACATATACCTTAAACTTCTTGACATCACCTCTCATAATTTTACCAAGAGGAACCTTACGGCCGTGATATTCTGCTTCACCAAGTTGATTTTCGTGTAATCCATCAAGAACTTCAATTAGACATTCATTACAGAATTCACCTTCTGTTAATTCATCGTCTGATGTAACATCACTTTCTGGACGGTGGTAAAGTTCCTCTACTGGAACACAATTTGGTACCATTTTACCGTTAAGTTCCTTCATACCAACTTGTTTATATCCATCCCAACAAGATTCACATAGGATATCTGTTAATCTAATCATAGTATCTCTCAATGTCAAGAGTCTTACTTCTTTTTAAAGGTAGAAACCATTGTTGGTTTTCCACCTGGGTTTCCTGCTTTTCTTTTTCTAACAACAGCGGATCGTTTTTCACCTTTACTCATTGCTGCGGCTGATCGAGCTGGTCTACATTTTGGATATTTTGCAGATCCTCCCCGTCTTTCCTTTTTACCAGCAGAAGCGCCACATGGGGGATGTTTTCCAGTTTTTCTATCTGTTCTGGATATATCCACCCATTTTTGACGAAGCCACTTTCCTAAGTTACCCTTAGTTTTATATCGTTCGTCAAGTTCATCAATTACTTCTTCTAGTAAATCTGCTAAAAGTATCATATTGGTTTTGATTTGGTTTTACCACCGCGTTTTCTTTTTCTTCGTCCCGCACAATGTGCTTTCTGGGAGAAACCTTTTGGATTACTACAGTTTATGGACTTTTTATATTTTTTTGTCCATCTTTCCAAAATAATATCTACTAACTTAATCACTTTTTTCCTTTTTTCCACCCACCACCCATACTCTTATATTTCTTAGCTGCCCAGAGATTGGCGTACGCAGATGGATATACTTTAAATTTGGAACGAGCGGCTGCCTTTGCTCGTGCCCATTTATCAGGACTTGTTGGAATATTTTTTTCTAATAAAGAAATTACTTCTTGTATTCTCTTTGTAGTTTCTTCGTCCAATCGTACTGTTAGTTGTTCCGAGAAAAAGTCTGTATATTTCATATTATTTTAAGAATTTTAACTTGTATATTGTTGAATTGACCAACCCCGAAATTTCATCAACGATATTATTAAGATCACCATCTTGCGGTAATCCCTTACGAACACTATCAATATAAGTTGATAATCCAGTAAAATACTTCACTACTTCATCACCTTCAAAGTATTGTTTTTGTGGTGTATAACCACGAATAATACCGTAACGACCTTGGTAAGTTTCTGCGTATGTATCTACCAAATCTACAATTTCATCATAATATTCATTCAATGCTTTATGAGCAGCATACGACGATGTTTGCAAATGGAAGATATGTGCTTGGTCACGACTATTGAATAGTGTGGACAAAAACTTTGCTACCGTTTCCATTACATTGTTCCTGTAGATGTTGTTTGGTCCTTTTCACTACTGATATATTGTGCAGCAGATTCGGTATATTCCTTGGCTAACGAAATCTTGTTTTGCACCCATTCTGGTAAGTTGGTATCATCCGACAACATATCATGCAACATTTGTGCATTTCTGATAATAGTTTGTAATTGATTCTTTGCCATATCGCCTTCATAATCATATTCACCGGAATCAATTTTGTCTTTAGGTCCGATTTCTTCTTTCTTTTCCATTGCCTTAGCGATGGCATCACGACGAGCTTTTAAATACTTGTCTGAGGAATCCTTATCACCATCGTTATCAATATCACCATCTTCCTTACCAACGGCATCAAGAGCTTCCTTCACAGCGCCAACTGGCTTATCACCGATTCCTTTTATACCAGCTACCAATCCCATAAGTCTAATCATATTACTTCTCCAAATTGTTTAGAACGATGTCTGTCCTTTCTTTTTTGCTATTAAATACCGTCTATATAAATCTCGTTTGGCTCGCAACATCTTATCCGTTAAATCTATTTTACCATCATTATTTACATCAGCATCTTCTTGACCCATAGGATCTCTTCTCTTGTGCTGTTTTTTGTATTCACCAACACTATGCACGGTTTTTTCATCCGCGTCTATGTCTGCTTGGGTAATTTTATAACCACTAAATGGATACTCTTCGTTGTTAGAATGATCACATCCACAACCTTCACAGCATAGTTCAGAAAAAAAATCTTTATATCTCATATTAATTTTTTTTATCTTTTTGATCTATAGATTTATTTGTTGCCGTTGCATACAAATATGATTTCCAATCTTTTCCAAATTTCTTCTTGAAGTAACTTACAGATCTCTTATTAGCTAATAATTTTTTACCAATTTTGTCCCGTCCAGAAACTTGCTTTGGTGTCATTTTTCTGGGTGGTTCACGGCTGGCAACTGTTCGTTCGTCCAATTCTTCTTCGGATTTCTGTTGCATTTCTTGAAGAACTGCTTGTATTTCTTCTTGTATAATGCGTAATATTTCTTCTTTCGTCATAAGATACATCCTCGGTAAATTCAACAAAGACACTACATTATAAGTAGTATATTAATCTAATAACCAACTAATATCCTCGGTAATTTGACCAATTTGCATCTTGTAAGGATCTTGTTTTGGTCTATTATTGGTATATACCATACCCTCTACTTGGTATCTCGTTTTTTCTATAGCTAACTTTGTTAATTCTATACCTTCCTGTCGTAATCGTAACGCTGTATCCCGTACCCAAAGCCCAATACACAAAGCCATAATCAAATCATCGTTATAACTAGACAAAGCTTCCGGCCGTCCATTTTTCCAAATAAAAGTTTCTAATTCCGCACATGTACGAGTAGAACGAATAGTAAAACTATTTTCTAACATATACTCTTTTAATCTGGAAATGATTAGTGGACGCGTTCGTTGTGATGTGGTAAATCCAGGTACCATACTTCGTTCTTCCTTGTGATACTTTCCAGACATTTGATGCTCTACATCCACATATTGTAAATCCTTTGACATATAAAAGAGATTTTTATATCCACGATCAATAATTTGTTGTATAGCGTTCCATCCAATACTACTATTTTCTGGGATAAGTAATGCGTCATTGTACTCGGTTGCGATGGACACCAACATATTACCAAACTGTTTGGTTTCTACTTTCCCCTTATATTCTGCTACTTGTGCGGAGGTTTCTATGTCTATGACATGGAATGCAGAATAATCCTCACCATCACCACGAGATACGTCGGCGGATACTA